ACCAACCAAAGTAGCCAACGTGATTGTTGGCGAAGAGCCAGCCAAAGAGACGATGCGCAAAGCAAACGTGGTTGTGGCCAACACGCGCAGCCAGGACTACCCACCCATGAAGACCTCGGGTATCGTGGTGCGTGGCGGTAAAGCGCAGACCAAAGGCAAACTGGCCAGAGGCCCGATGGCATGACATATTTAGAGTTGTACAACACCATTCAGAGCTACACCGAGAATCAGTTTCCCGCTGTGTACCTTGCGAGTGCAAGTACTGTGTCTACAACGACACAGATCAATACTTTCATCACGCAGGCTGAACAACGTATATACAACTCGGTTCAGTTCCCATCACTGCGTAAAAACGTAACCGGGTTCACGACCACCAACAACAAGTACCTGTCTTGCCCGTCAGACTTCTTGGCAACTTACTCAATGGCTGTGATTACCGCAGACGGCTCATACGAGTATCTGTTGAACAAGGATGTAAACTTTATCCGTCAGGCATACCCACAGCCCACAGATACTGCTATCCCAAAGTACTACGCGCTTTTTGGTCCCTCTTACATCAGCAGCGATGAGCTAACGTTCATCCTTGGCCCTACTCCTGATGCGATATACAACATGGAGTTGCACTACTTCTTCTATCCAGATTCAATCACTGTTGCGGCTGATGGCCGCACTTGGTTGGGGGACAACTTTGACACGGTGTTGTTGTATGGGTCGTTGGTAGAAGCCTACACCTTCATGAAGGGGGAGGCGGACATCATTGGGCTGTATGACGGTAAGTACAAGGAAGCACTTGCATTGGCCCAGCGTTTGGGTGACGGCCTGGAGCGCAGTGATGCGTACCGCAGTGGGCAGTACCGCCAGTCGCCTCTGCCCCAGAATAGTGGGGTTCGCTGATGGCATTCACAGGCAACTACAGTTGCAACAGTTTTCGCACGCAGTTGATGACTGGGTTTTTTAGCTCTGGTGTTTCCGTTGCATCTTTTAAGATTGCGTTGTATACCAACGCCGCCACACTTGACCAGACCACCACAACGTATACTGCGGCAGATGAGGCATCTGGGGGCAGCTACATTGCTGGGGGGCAGGCATTGACCAGTACCGGGATTGGCACTGAATTGGCTTCTTCTGGCAGCATTGTTTTTGTTAATTTCCTTCCGGTCACTTGGACGGGGGCAATCACTGCTAGAGGTGCGTTGATCTACAGCACTACTTCTGGTGTTGCTGTATGCGTTTTGGATTTCGGTAACGATAAAACATCCACCAACACTTTCACTGTGACGATGCCTGCGAATACCAGTACATCGGCACTCATTCGACTTGTTTAAGGAGCGACCATGTTTAACGAAAAAGTTAAGTCCCAAGACACCACTGCAAGCAGTTTGACTGCTGGTAGTTCCGCTGCGGATAGCGCAAGTGCCAAAGGCGTGTTCAAAATTCAGTGCCATGATGCACAGGGCAATCTGAAGTGGGAAGCTGAAACCCCTAATCTGGTGGTGAACGTGGGCCTGCAAGACATGAACGCCAAGTACTTCACTGGCAGTGCTTACACCGCAACTTGGTTTCTTGGTTTGTATGGTTCTGGCGCAACTAACAGCCCTGCGGCTGCTGACACTATGTCTTCCCATGCGGGCTGGACTGAAGTTGTGGCCTACAGCCAAGCCACACGGCCTGCCTGCACGTTTGGAACCCCTACGACTGCTAACCCATCAGTGGCTACCAATTCAGCCTCACCAGCAACATTTACCATCAACGGCACAACAACTGTTGGCGGGGCTTTCCTGACCAGTAATAGCACCAAGTCTGGCACGACGGGTACGTTGTACTCAGCCGCAGACTTCAGTGCTCCTGGGGACCGCGCTGTTGTGTCAGCCGACACCTTGTCCGTTACCTACACTCTAAGCTTGGCAGGTTAATCATGGCAACAACTTTCAAAAAAGGCGACGTTGTTAAAGCGGTCGCAGTCATTCCCCAAGGCCCGGTGCTTGCTCTGCGTATGAGCGAAGACGGGGTGGTGTCGTACCTGATCGAATGGACGGACACCGATGGTGAAACTCAACATCGTTGGTTTGAAGAGTATCTACTGACAGGAGCATAATTTATGGCACTCGTCCTCGCTGACCGGGTAAGGGAAACCACCACCACTACAGGCACGGGTTCTGTAACACTGGCTGGCGCGTACACGGGGTTTCAGACCTTCTCTGCTGGTGTTGGTAACACCAACAGCACGTACTACACCATTGCCAACGTCGGTTCGGGCGAGTGGGAGGTGGGGATTGGCACGTATTCGTCTGGCGGCAACTTGCTGTCCCGCACGACTGTCTTGTCTTCCAGCAACGGCGGGTCTCTTGTCAATTTTGGCGCAGGGGCCAAGGATGTGTTTGTCACCCAACCTGCCGAACGGGCCTTGTATGTAGCCAGCGCAGGTACGGGTCTGGAGTCCCAGGTCACGGCCTTTACCAACGGCGGGATTGTCTACGCCTCAAGCACAAGTGCTTTGGCTACGGGTAGTGCGTTGACTTTTGATGGGACAAATTTAGGGTTGGGTGGAACAACTAACTCCTATGGCTCACAGACAACAATGACTTTATCTGGAACAAATGTATCCAGAATTGATTTTAGAAGTAACAGCGTATTCACCGGAACCATATTAAGCTATCAAGCAATCACGGAAGGTTTGCGTTTGCAAACTGAGGCTGGTTATCCAATTGTTTTTTATCCTGCTGGGACGCTGAGAGCCAGCATTTCAGCCGCTGGGGTTTTCTCCACAACCCTTGGAGCAACCATTCAAACCCTCACTGTAGGTCTTGGCGCAGGTGCTGTAGCCACCAACACTGCGGTGGGTGTGAGTGCTTTGGCGGCTAATACGAGTGGTCAGTACAACAGTGCAGTAGGCTATCGGGCTTTACTTACCAACGCAACTGGCGGTTTTGCAACCGCTATGGGATACAACGCTTTATCTTTAAGTACAGGTGATGGCAATTCCGCATTTGGTTTCCAAGCTGGATTAAACACATCAACTGGTACACAAAACACATATGTTGGAACTCAGTCGGGCAACGGAAATACAACAGGTTCAGAAAATACCTCTTTGGGTTCCAGTGCTTTAGTCAACGGCACTACTGGTTCGTATAACACCGCAGTGGGCCGTAGCGCACTCTCCTCCAACACCACAGCCTCTAACAACACTGCCGTAGGTTATCAGGCGGGGTACAGTAATACGACAGGCGCAAACAGCGTATTTATTGGCAATCAAGCGGGTACAGCAACAACTACCGCATCATTTATTACTGCGGTTGGTAATCGTGCGGCATATAGCAATACGACAGGCACAGACAATGTAGCAGTTGGTGCTGTTGCGCTAAACACAAATACCACTGGGGGATACAATACTGCATTGGGCAACTATGCCCTCTACTCCAACACCACCGCCTCAAACAACACTGCTGTAGGTTATCAGTCTTTGTATAGCCACACTGCGGGTGGAAACACAAATAACACTGCTGTTGGAAGAATTTCTTTGTACAGCAATACAAGTGGGACACAAAATACAGCAGTGGGCAATGGCGCACTGTATACAAATACCACCGCCAACAATAACTCTGCGTTTGGCGAGAGTGCGCTTTATTCCAACACTACAGGCGCAACAAATACCGCAATGGGCCAAGGAGCCCTTCAGACCAACACCACAGCCTCAGACAATACTGCTGTGGGTTATCAACCAGCGTATAACAATACTACGGGAGCTTCTCTTGTGGCAATTGGTAGACGAGCGCTGTATAACAACACAACCGCAAGTTTTAACGTTGCAGTTGGTCAAGGTGCTTTGTTTGCCAATACAACTGGAGCCAACAACGTATCTATTGGTCATGAATCGCTTGTAGCCAACACCACAGCCTCAAACAACACCGCTGTTGGTTATCAGGCGGGGTATAGCAATACCACTGGAACTGCTATTTCTGCATTTGGCACTGGGGCGGGGTATAGCAACACAACAGGAAACAGAAATGCGTTCTTTGGAAACACCGCTGGTTATTTCACAACCACTGGGTCGGATAATACTTATTTAGGCTATCAGGCAGGCCCAAATGTTGCCGCATCTACTGGTTCAAATAATACCGCAGTAGGTAAAGACGCCCTTGTCTCCAACACCACAGCCTCAAGCAACACTGCCGTAGGTTATCAGGCGGCGTATGCCAACACGACTGGCTATTTGAATACGGCTCTTGGCTCTTCAGCATTAAAAACAAATACAACAGGTTTTGAAAATACAGCCGTGGGTGAGTCAGCTTTATTGCTAAACACAACAGGATCGTATTTAGTGGCTGTTGGTAAAGGCGCACTAGTAAACAATACAACAGGCTCTTATAACACGGCGATGGGTTGGAATGCTCTTGCACTTAACACCACAGCCTCCAGCAACACGGCTGTTGGGTATCAAGCGGGTTACTTAAACACAGGTCAACCAAACACCGCCATCGGTGCTGGAGCCTTAGTAGCTAACACCACTGGGGCAAATAACGTAGCGGTAGGTGGGGGCTTAATTGGCTCAACCCGTGGCGCAATGGATGGTAACACCACTGGCTCTCAAAATACCGCTATGGGCGTAGGCGCACTGTCTGCCAACACCACAGCATCAAGCAACACTGCTGTAGGTTATCAAGCGGCTTATTCAAACACAACAGGTGTAGAAATTACTTGCATAGGCCTAGAGGCGGGTTATGCCAACACCACGGGTAACTTTACAACGGCGATAGGTCTTGCCGCTTTAAAAAGCAATACTACGGGAGAAGGAAACGTAGCAGTAGGTACTGCCGCAGTGTTTACAAACACTACAGGTCAATTTAATGTAGGCATAGGTAGGCAAGCCCTTTTTTACAACACCACAGCCTCAAACAATGTGGCGGTAGGTTATCAGGCAGGATTTAACTGCACAACTGGAAATCTTAATACTTTTATTGGTAAAGCCGCCGCTTCTAATTGCACCACAGGGCCAGACAACACAATCGTTGGCGCAGGTGGAAGCCCTAATTTAACAACTGGTGCAGGTAATGTTTCTCTTGGAGACATTGCCGCTGTTACCACTCGAATTTTCAATTTAACAACTGAAAATGACCGCATCATCATGGGTCACAACAACATCATTGCCGCTTATGTGAAGGTGGCATGGACAGTGATTTCTGATGTTCGCGACAAGATGGATTTTGAGCCAGTGCCTCACGGACTTGCTTTTGCTCGTCAAATTCAACCCGTTGCTTATTACATGAGAAAGTCCCGTGACACAGATGAGCGAAGCGGTCGCAAGCGTTACGGCTACAAGGCTCAAGACGTTCTTGCCTTGGAAGGTGCAAATCCTGTCATCATTGATGATGAGCAACCAGAGCATTTAAAGTACAACGGCGAATCTATGGTTCCCGTTTTGCACAACGCCATTAAAGAGATGGCAGACATGATTGACCAACTCAAGGCAGAAATTGCCGCACTTAAAGGAGCCTAAAAATGACCACTTTTACAACACGCATCACGGCAATGTACACCCTGCAACAGCCTGACCCTAACTATGTGGTCAACGCTTTGTGGGAAGTCACTGGCGTGGACGGGGAATACACCGCCAAGATTGGCGGCAACACCACCTTTGACTCAAGCCAAGCGCCCGAGACATTCATCCCTTACGACCAGCTTACCCAAGCTATCGTCATTGGCTGGATTCCAGAGAACGCAATGGCAAGCGCACAAGCCTGTGTGCAGGGCCAGATCGACAGCATGATTACCCCGCC